TGGTTTGTCATCTGTCAACTCCATTTGATCTATTGTCCAATTACATTGCTGTATTGCCCCTTGAATTTGTCCAACACTTGACTCCATGTTCCTAATGGCATCTCTACCTTGATTGATTTTGTTGACGAGATCAGTCATTTGTTTTTCTAATTCTTTTTTTCTCTCTAATATTTTTTCTTTCATTCTATACTCCACATAATCCTTCACACTCATCGGCAAATTCTTCATCGAATGTTTCACCGAATAGTGAAGCTTGTTTTTTTGGTTCTAAGAAATTTATATCGCGAAGTGGTTTTGCTGATTTATGTAAAAACAATTCCGATGTTGTATTCTTTAAACCGTGCCTAATCTTATCATCGACCTCACATGCATCTGCAAAATCTTCTGGATAATTCTTTTGCATGTTTTTCCATTGATCGTTATGATGATAAGGGCACCCTATGCACGATGATTTACCAGGCATGGGGTGTTTCTTAATATCACGATACCACTGAAGACAATCCATACGAGACATCTTCATTTCTATTAAAGGCCAACGTGATGTTAACCAAGGTAGTCTAGCGTTTTTCATACGCATAGCTTCGTCAGTAGATATACCAATCCATTGTTCAACCAACTGTCCTTTCTTGACACGGTGTCGTGGTTTAATACCTAGCAACTCTCTAATCTTTTTTTGAATAGGGATAACTTTATAATCATGTGTACACTGACGATAAAGCATCCCTACTTTTCCACCAGGACGAGCAGCAAACAACGGTGGGTTTGGTACACGTCCAGCAAACGATTTTTCCTCTTCTCTAGACCCTGGTTCTGGGTTCGCTGCTTTGATAAGATCCTCACGAATGTTACCTCTCTCCACAGTGATAATAGGACAAATTGTTATTGCTTTCTTTAAATATTCTACATGTTCATATACAAACTTAGGTTCCCACCCAGTGTCCGCAAATATCATGTAGTCTGGTTTATGTTTTGTTAATCCTTCTTGCGCCATGAGTGCCAAACAGGATGACTGAACCCCTGCCCCGAGTGATAGTATGCGCATCGTCGGTTCACGTTTGTTTCCTTCTTCGTCAAAGTATTCCGGTTCTTTTGTTGCCGCAACTGCTGCCATATTGTTGAGCTTTTTACGATCAATTTTCGTAGACATTTGTTCAAGTACTTTTCTTCTTTCAAATTCCATCTGCTCCGGATTAATAGCAAAGCTATTCTTTTTATTTTCTAATCTTTTTTTCCTTGCTTCTTTATTTATACTCACTTGGCATCTCCCCAGTTATCTTTAATTTTGTAATCAACATTAGAGGGCACTTTTAAATCTATACATGTTTCCATCATATTTTTTATTTCTTGTGCCTCTTTATCAGATTTTACGCTACAGTTCAACTCATCATGGACTTGTATAAGTGGTATTATACCTAATTGTTCGTATATATCAACCATGGCTTTTTTAGTTTGATCCGCAGCTGTGCCTTGTATCAATCTATTTAGCGCTTTATATGTGCCAGCTCTTTTTATAGAACCACCCCATTTTGTTGTTGCTTCATTGTGCGGCAATGCTTTGTGAAATACACCAGCTTCGTACCAAGCAGGTTCCCATAGATCAAATTTACATCTACGTCCTAAATATGTTCGCACAGATCCTATTTGGTTTGCACGGTTCATTACAGCTTCTAACATACCCTGCATAAAAGGAACCTTTTGCCTAAACTCTTTTAGCATGTCTTTTGCCTCTGTAGGGGCTATATCTAAGTCTATAGCCATCTTTTTATAGCCCATGCCGTACATAACTCCTAGACCTATTGTTTTAGCTAATCTACGGTCAATTCCTGCCATCTCTGCTGTCTGTTTATGAAAGTCTAATCCTTTTACAAATGCTTGTTGCACCTCCTCTGCCCCTGCATTTTTATTAAGTATGGCAAAATGTGTTAGTATTCTAGGTTCTTGTTGTGAGTAATCAGCAGACAACCAATACTCTCCTTCTTCTGGTATAAATATTTTACGTAACTCTGATCCATACTCATTTCTTATAGGCATCTGTTGTAAATTAGGAGCATACATAGAAAATCTACCTGTCACTGTGCCACCATTGTCGCCACGTATCTGGTTTATGTGTGCATGTAATCTACCATTGTGTACATATTTAGCCACACCATCGACAAATGTTCCTTGCAGTTTGTTTAACACACGTGCTTTTGTTATCATGCGTGGTAATTCATGCGCATGTGTTTCAAGAAATGTTTGTGTAAAGCTAGGAGCCCCCAACGCTGTACGAGGGTATTCTAAATTAACACTATCGAATGCCTGGGCCACAGACCGTGCTGCATTGATTTGCACATCTTGACCCACTAAATCTTTTATTCTTTTTAAGTATTGTTTTTCTTTGTTCAGTAATTTCTTTTTAAGACCAAATGCTTTCTCCATGTCTACACGCACACCACGTTTAGTCATATTAAATATAACACGTATCAATCTACATTCTATGTCATATACTTTTGTTAAATCTTCTTTTTCTATCTCCGTAATAAATCTTTCGTGTAGACGCCATGTCAATCTAGCGTCTGCCTCTGCATATTCCCCAACAAATGATGCGTGCATCTTGTACATGTCAGCTTTAGCATCTAACCCCAGCTCTTCTGCCTTGGCTTTTAATAATGATTCATTTTTAAATTCACCTAAATACTCTGCTACCATGCTGTTTAATGTAAAAGAATATCTATTTTCATTTAATAATGCAGCAGCTATCATAGTGTCGTGTATGTAACCTTTTACTTCTATCCCTAAAGTAGATAACCACCCAATGTCATACTGTGCATTATGAAATACTTTTTGTATGGATTCATCTTCACACACTTCTTTAATATATTCTACAATAATTGATTTATCCATGTTACCACCACCTTCGTGTCCTATTGGATAATAGGCAGTAAAATCACCACTAGATATAGCAATGCCTATAACAGATCCTATCTTTCTAGGCCATCCTGGACCCATTTTCTTTAACTCTGTATCACACGTCTCCAAATCAATTGCTACCACGTCCTTGCCCTTCATTGAAGGTGTTTCTGTGGGGTGTAGCCATTCTGCTTTTACTTCGTCTTTTCTAAATAGATCCTGATTCATTAATTTCCCCTGCTATAGCCGCATAACCACACATATCTATGAAGTTATCCAAATTGTTTTTTGTTCCTTGTGTGTGTCTTGATACTTTTAATAGCACCATCATCAACGCTACATCCTCTGCTGTAATACTAGCCATTGGTTGTAATTTCTTGTCTAAAAATATATTCCAAAACTCTGCAATTTCTGCATGGTTTTTAAATGCATCTCCATGTGTTTCGTTCCTGTCACCAGTGACAAGCTCTTTTGCCTTCTTTAATATTTCTTCTTTGTTTATCATATGAAATATCCTCTCTCTGTTTGGGGGTTTATAATATGCAATGACTTTTTTGCACGTGTTGCTCCTACATAAAAAACTCTATCTGTATCCTCTGGACTAACTTCCATTTCATTTTGATTTGCACGGGATAAATCTGTCAACAACATAACATTATCACATTCTCCACCCTTTGCCATGTGTATTGTGCTTAAATTTATTTTTGGATCTACACCTAATCCTCCATGTTTTTCTAATGACATTATGTATGATTTATCTTTTTCGCTTAAAGAAGTAAAAGCAACATCCCAAGGTATGCCAGCATTTATTAATCCATGATTCATACACAAAGATTCTATGTTATACATTTGACCTTCTTCTAATGTTTTTAAAGTTTTGTACCCTCTTTTTATATTAAAACCTGTTTTTAAATTTGCATAAATGGCAGCTACGTCGTTGTAATTTAATTGCTCAAATTGATTTAATCTTTTCCAAGCACTGACAGCTCTTAACAGATCTTGTTTAATAGGTGTCTTGCCATAAATTGTATAAGGTAATCCTAAATGACGTAAATCTTCCTCAATATCATTTAGCATATAGCTGCATGTTGCAAGTGCTAACCAGTTACCTTCAGAAAGATCAACAGCGCCTGGGTATGCATGGTATCTAACTTCTCCTTTGTACGCTCTTGGTGCCCACTCTTTAGGTCTCCTGTTTTTAATTCTTGATACAACTTGTGTTGCTATTAAATGCACATCAAGTGGAACTCTATATGATTGATTTAACACACTTATATTTCCATCCATCTTAATTAAATGCTCAATGTCTGCACCAGCCCATCTAAAAATTGCCTGGTCATCATCGCCACTTATGTATACTCTTTTAGAATTAGCCCATATCTTTTCACACATTCTCCATTGTAATTTTGTTAAATCTTGTGCTTCATCTACAATAACAACATCGAGAGGAGGTGTGTGTCCAAACTGTGTAAACTGTGTCAGCATGTCTGTAAAATCAAATTTATTGTGTGTTTGTTTATAATCCTCAAAAGAACGGTAAGCCCATATTAATTCCTCCCAAGCATAATCTAAATTTGCTGCATTATAAAAATCTTGTAATTCTAAATCTTGCATTTTAGATTTATTTATATCTCTTAAATATTTATTATCCGTAGACACAACACCGTTTTCTTCCCAATCAGTCGTAACTCTTTTTAAATCTACACCATACTTATCAGAAAACTCTGCGTAATCTTTATTGTCCATAATCTCTGCTTTTGTAAATCCCATCTGTCTTTTACCAAATGCATGCAGCGTACAAAAATAAGGAAAGTCTTTGTCTGTTAGATTAAATTTTACTTTTGCTCTGTCTCGTGCTTCATTTGTTGCTTTTGTTGTAAAACTTACAAATGCAATTCTGTCCGGTGGTGTACCATTTTTAAGTTCCTGGTCCACTATCCGCAGTAGGTTTTCAGTTTTACCTGTGCCAGGTGGTCCCAGTATTATATTAATATCAGGCAATGCGACACCCTCCATTCTTGTCTACAAATATAAATTTCATTTTTAATTTCTTTTGTTCTTGTGTTAGTTTTCTACATATACGTGTCCCTGGCCTCCATGTTTTACGATAACTTTCACTTTTCACATCATATATTTCTAATGCACCTTTTTCATTAATAGCAATAAGATCTGCAGGCCCTACGCCGTATAAATTTTTAAAAACAAAAAATCCTTTTTCTATCAAATACAATATAGCTATCTGTTCACTTTGCATTCCCTTTTTTATTTTTGGTAATTTAGAACGGCGTTGCATCTTGTTTCCTCACTTCGTATTCTGAATCTTGTTCATCAAAAGATGGCACACCCCATGTGTTAACTCCCTTGTTCTTTAGTTTCCAAAATTTATGTTCTCCATTTATTTTACGTAACTCAGCAATAATTTGACCTGTGTTACTGTAGTGTGTAAACTTATTTCGTATAAGATATGCATGTAAATCTTGCAGTCTAAAGTAAATTTTACCAGCTTCTGTATAAGGTTTACGTAATAATATATCTTCTTTTACTTGTCCCTGTGCACGACCAGTACAGAACTCCTGGAGGTGAGCTAAAAACTGGCCGGACACAGATCCGTCATTTGACACAGGAATTTTAAGAGCACTCTGCATCTTACTATTCACTAATTGTTGCCAATCAGACGCTTTCATCAAAGGAGGCATCATGGTCAATACTTCCATAACCCTCTTCTGAAACTTTGTTTGTATTTGTAATTCTTCTGTTGTTAATTGTATTTTAAGATCTTGCTCGTTATCATCTGTAGGTATTTCTAAAAACCATATAGGTGGTTCTGTTTCTAACTTAGATAAAGATCCTAATTGTTGTGACACATTCTCTGCACCAACACCGTGCTTTCTTGTTTTGCAAACATTTACATTACAAAAAGAACTAATAGGTTGGTCTTTACATTTGTATTGATAACCTTTTTTATTTAACTGTGCTACAACTGTGGCAACCTCTTTGTGGTCTAGTGGTGGTTGCATATACTTTTGATTGTACTCTTCTAATAGCCTTTCCCAATTATCTGGATCAAATTTCTTTGTATAGACACCAATATTAAATAATCCATTATTGCGTGTACCAGGAGGAAAACCTTGCCCACATAGAGCCTGCAAACAAGGTGGCCCATCTTTTATAATTTCTTCACTATTTTTTCCTCCAACGTTATCTATGTTATCCACAACGTTTTTATCGTAGATCTCATAAAATTCTTCTAAAGACGCTGTTGTGCCATTTTCTTTTAAGGCATAACGCACTGACTTATTACCATTGTAATATGGTAAATTTAAAAAATTACCTAAGTCACCTTTTTCTAATGATATGCTAGATTGTTTAGGAAATATTTCTGATGTAGAATGACCTATTAATGCAGCTATCTGTGTTAATTTATTTCTTATTAATTTTGATGCAATTGTTTTTTTCATAAACAAAAATAAGTGTGCACCTCCACTCTTAGATTTGCAGTATACCAAAGGTATATTTAATTTTCTTATTTTTTTGAATAGAGCAGCATGATCCAAAGGATAGCTATCAATATCAATACATCCCCACTTAGTAGTATTATCAGCCCTAATAGGAATAATACCAAGAGACGGACCCTCGCCCTCCAAATGTTTTTGCCAAAGCTCATCTGTAACTTCCTGTCTAACTATATAAGATTTACCTTGTTGCTTACCGTCAGCACGTGAGCCATTCGGCTGGTGCTGACCATAAGCTACATCTAAACCTTCAAATATAAGTTTAAATTTCTCAACTTCCACGAACCCTCCAGTTCCTTTTTATTTATTAAAATGGTACTGATTCTTCGCTTGGTTTTTCTTCTGATATTAATTTGGGGGTTTCTGGTTTTGCATCCACAGCGCCTGACGCTGCAGATTGTGCAAAAGCTTTGCTTTCACCATAGATGGAAGCATCAGTTACCTGGTTACCTTTCTCAATAGAGAACCCAAACCAACTACCTCTGTCGTTAGATTCACTCACAGTCGATAGATTGTAAGTAAATGCGTACGTAGGAGGTGTAAACATACCCTGTGGACCCTTAATTTTTTGCGATAGCATTAAGCTGTTCCAACGTCTACTCTTTTTGAGTTGACTTGAAGACATGCTAATCACAGCATTTTGGTATCCGTCACCACTTAACATTAATACAAAATGATAAGCTGTTTGAACGATATGATTACCATTTGGCAATACTTGTTTACCGGTCATAGGGTCACGTTTAGTTTGTCCAATAATACCACTGTCGGCATTATGTGAGTCGATAAACCCACCACCTTGCTCCCTAGGTTTCCACTCTACATATTTGAGGTGGTAGAAAACAGGAATGACTTCGAGTTTATCAAAGGATTCTTGTGTAACTGTGTTGAACAGTTGTCCAGCTTTTGCAGATTCTATATATTCTGCTTTTGATGGATTTACTTGAGGGCTGGACGTTTGCAAGATGCTAATGTAAGGAATAGCTGTATCTCTTGCAAGGTTTATAGTACCAAAACCACTCATGGCTTTTGAATCTTCTGCTAAAACAGCTAGATCCAAAGTATCTTTAGTTTTTACATTTTTAGTATTCATAATTTACCTTATTCAGATTTAATTGTTGTTTTGTGACCAATATAAGCACCAAGAAGATCCATAGGAAGTTCTCTACCTGCTTCGTATTGTTCACGAACGAATGCGCGAAGGGTGGAAGATTCGACCCACTCGCGTTGTGTAGGCTCTAACCCTTTCTCAGAGAGATCAGATATAAGACTACTAGCTTTCTCGTCTTCATTTCTTCCAAAGCTACAAGTGATCTGGTTCTTTACTAAATCACCAAATCCATTGTTTCTTAACCAAGTATATGCTGCATCTCTATTTTCTACTTTAATAGCTGCACGGTAATACTCGGAAACTTTTATTTTACGACCATCAGCTAATTTTAATTCTGATAATCCTACTTCTGAAAAAAGACTAGGTAAAACTTCTTCTGATAATTTTGTTTTATAGTCTTCTTTTCTTTTTAATTCTTCTTTTATTTTTTGTATTTCGTTTTCTGTTTCTGCAATGTCTGTAGCTACTGCACCAATCTTACCCATGTTATCTTCAGGTATAGTTTCAGCATCCTCTTGCATTTGCATAACTAAATCTTTTGGATCTAAACTTGTCATATCAACCTCTCAAATCTATTTCTAAATCGTAGTATCTTTTATCATTACGGTCCCACTTTAGAACCTTAAATTTACCACGATTATTCTTTGCAGCAATTGCACCACAAACTGCTATTATAGCAGGGTCTCCAATTAAAAGCAAGTAGTCGTCATCACTAAATTCTTTTAATTCTTGTTTAAGTTTAAATGTTAAAGGTCCAGATGCAAGTATCATCTGTTTATTGTCCGGTAACATAACTTTTAAATCGCCAAACTTTTCAGCTGAACGAACGTTATAATCCATTACTTGCGGTATGTATACTTTTGCCATATTCTCTTTCTTGACTCTTATTATAACATAGTATATAATGCATTTCAAGAATAAAGAAAGACTAAATGTATAAATTTAAGACGAAGCCGTTTGAGCATCAAAAAGATGCATTGAAGAAGTGTTGGAATAAAAAAGCTTTTGCTATTTTTGCTGAAATGGGCACAGGCAAAACAAAGATAGCATTAGACAATGCTTGTATTTTATACAACAAAGGTCGAATAGACAGATTATTAGTAGTTGCTCCTAAGGGTACGTATATGAACTGGGTAGATCAAGAAATCCCAGTTCACGTTCCCGATTACATAGAAAAAGATGTACTTGCTTGGAAACCAAACATTACAGAAAAATATGAATTGCAGTTAAAAGCCATACGTAATGCAGAAAATTTTAAATTAAAAATATTTGTTATGAACGTAGAATCACTGTCTACTAAAAAAGGTTGTTATTACGCAAAGTTATTTTTATCCGGTAAATCTATGATGATTATAGATGAAAGCACAACAATAAAAAATCCACAAGCAAAAAGAACAAAAAACATATTAGAATTAAGCAAGGAAGCACCATACAAAAGAATATTAACAGGCTCACCTGTAACACAATCTCCTATGGATTTGTGGTCACAAATGGATTTTTTAGAACCAGAAATACTAGGACAACAAAGCTTTTACGCTTTTCGTACAAAATATGCTGTAATGATTACAGCCAGTGCAGCAGGAGGCACTCATAAATTTCAAAAAATAGTTAAATTTAAGAATTTAAAAGAGTTAGGTAAATTAGTGTCACCACATTCATACCGTATTTTAAAAAAAGATTGTTTAGACTTGCCCGATAAAATTTTTACAAAAAGAATTATAGAATTAAGTGATGAGCAGAAAAAAGCTTACAGTGAAATGAAGACAAATGCCATAACGATACTAAAAGGAGAAGCTACGACAGCCGTCAACGTTTTGACACAATTAATAAAATTACATCAAATTACTTGTGGACATATGAAAACAGATAGCGGTGATATTATTAACTTAAAAAATTCTAGGTTAGATGAATTGATGCAAATACTGGGAGAGACAACTGGTAAGGTAATAATTTGGGCTAATTATATACATGACATTAATACAATAGAAAGTGCCATTAAAAAAGAATTTGGTCCTACTTCTTATTGTACTTACTATGGTGCGACTAAACAAGAGGACAGACAAGCTTGTATAAATAAATTTCAAGACGAAACAAATCCTGTGCGTTTTTTTATAGGGAACACACAAACAGGTGGGTATGGTATTACACTGACACAAGCCAGCACAGTCATATATTATTCTAATAATTATGATCTAGAAAAAAGAATACAGTCAGAAGATAGAGCACATAGAATAGGTCAGAAAAATCCAGTATTGTATATTGATTTAGTAGCAAAACAAACTGTAGATGAAAAGATAATACAGGCGTTAAGAAATAAAGTTAATATTGCTAGTGAAATAAACGGAGAAGAATTAGCTAGTTGGATTTAAAGCAAAGATTGTAAATACAAGTCTAATTTTTTCATAAAAGCTTCACCTGCGCGTACAAAATTCTCACCTTTTAACTCAAACTTTTGAAACAATAAATCACGTGAGCACATAAGCACTACACCTTGATCTATTTCTGTATCGAATAATTTATTGTGTGCCATCGCATATGCAGACAATTGCATTAGATAATCTTGCACCCATTCTCTTTTCTTAGGTCTATTTGTTTGTTTAAAATCTATAATTGTAGGCCTGCCGTCATAAACACCAACCATATCTGTTGTACCTGCAAACTTACCAGGATAATACAAATGCACTTCTGATCCCCATACTTCGCTAATTTTTTTTAATCCTTCATCGTGATCAATAATGACCTGGGCCATTTTCCCCGCTTGGATGCCTATATCTGTAAGATCCTTGTATGCATGCTTGTTCACATAATGTTCTATATATAGGTGGAGCGCGGTTCCAATTTGTGAAGAATCAAAAATAATTTTTTCTGCTTGTTTTTCCCCTACACGTGCACGCCATTGTTTCAAAAACGTCTTGTCTTTAGTCTTGGATAATATTGTGGTAACGGAAGGCAAAGCTTCGCCCTCAGGTGTAAGGTACAATCTCGTTGCACCATCTTTTCTTTTTAAATCTGCGTAATTATATTTCTGTACGATTTGCACTGCAGCATTATATCACACTAATCTTGCTTTGGAAAGGGAATAACATTTTCACTTTTTCTTGTAGACATTCTTCTTTGTCTTGCTAACGCAAGCATATATTTTTCATAGTCTGTTAACGTTGGAGGTAAGTCACCAATTAAATTTGCTCTTGACATTTTACCAATTGCATTTTGTGCTAGATCATCTATGTATTCTTCGCCGCCATATTCTCCCCAATACGTTCTGCCTGCTTTATTTAATTTATTGTATTCTGCAGGATTTCTTCTGTAGTAATTTATTAAATCTTTTGTAACGTTATCATTATTTATTTTAGCACGAAGCGTTGACATGATACCACTGTAAGGTGTTGGATTATTATCTGCTGTTAAATATTTAGAAGCGTTTTCCATAATACCTTCCGCAGATCCAAACCTAGATCTATTAGTAAACATGGGATTACGCATTGATCTAACAAAACGATCATCAGGAAAATTTTGGGCTACAGCAAGAACACGACGCATCGCATCCTTGCCATATTTTTTCCCAATTAGCGACAGTATACCGTACATTCTTTCCCCAAGCGGCCCCTTACTTGTCTAACTTTTCGTTAATGTGTTTTATCTCTGTCTCTATGACAGCGATGCGTGAATCTATAGAATATAATAATTGTAATGATGTTTCTAATCTATCCATGTCTTTTTCTAACGCGGATACTCTTTGTGAAGTCATGCCCCACGTTCCGCCTAAAGCTAGGACAACACCAACTAACCATACCATATCTTTAAAGGTCATACTTCCATGTTAAAATAATTAAACGGAGGCACTCTGCCCTCGTTCTCCATTTGCTCTCTTTGTTTTTGTTTAAACATAAAGTCTAACATGTAATCCATCAAATAATCTTTTTGTTCGTCTGTTAATCTTTTAGGTTCTACATCTTGTGCATCTGGAGGTGTCATTCTTTGTTCTAGATCTCCTGCAAGGGTTGCTATGCCCCCATCGTCAAAACTAAATTTGTATCCAAAATCTAAACCGTATTCATTGTCGTCAAAATCGTATTCACCGCCAATACTAAGAAGACCTGGGCCCACAGGCCTCTCGTAGTCGTACCCTATTGATTTGTCCCCTATATCTACGTCAGGTAAATATGGTTCTATTTTTTCATAACCTTGTATAATAGGTCCTAATACATTAGAATTTTTTGCTGCATTAACAATATTATTTCTTTCTTCAGATATTTGAGGAGACAAAGAATTTTGAAATTGTCTAAACATTTCACCTCTTCGGTTGCCTATGTTCTCTTGTCTAGAAAAATTATCACCAGATGCTACTACGCCTCTTCTTAAACTGCTCACACTAAACTCCCTATGCCTTTTTTAGTAAATGGGTTGTCATTCATGCCTCGTTGCGGTTTGGCATATTTACCTTGGTTATTCATTACTGGATTCATTTCCATTAGCCCACCTCCTGCGGCGTATTGTGTTCCGCCACCATACTGTGCAGCAAGTGCTGCATCTGTATTACCTGTATATAACGCGCCAGCTGCTGCTGGGTTAAAATTCTGGTTCCTATTTATTACTGACCCTGCACTGGCAGAATCATAACCGCCGACAGAAGCGTTTGGTGCTTCTGGTGCAAACTGTGGTGCACCTCCTGGTGGTGATTGATTAGGTATAAGATCAAAAATATTAGGATTAAGAGGACTGTTAAATATTTTTCCTGGAATAGATGGTGCTTGTTTTATTGCATCACCTATGCCCTCCATAACGTTTTGTCTTGTTGATTTTGCTTTTTGTGCAACTCTAGAATTTCTATTGTATTCTTTTTGTACTTGTTCCATTTCTGCTAAATCTGCATCATATGCTGCAAACTCTTCTGGATACATTCTAACTAATCTAGCAAAATTTGCCTGTCTAATTGTACTAGGTAGATTTACGTCAGTTAAATTTTTTAACACTTTAATTGCAACTGGGTTTGTTAAAACTTTACCTCCATAGTTAACTAAAAATGCAGTAATACTTGCCACGACAGGTCCCATCAGTGCTACACCAGCTTCTCCTGCGCCTTTGCCAATCGCTGTTGACGGCAATAACGCACGTGAAGCTCCTCTAGTTCCAGACATTGTTGCACGACGCATCATGTATTTAGAACCACTAGGCACACCGTTTTCAAATAATTTTTCTAATACTTTTGTTAAATCGTCAAACTCTGCTAACGTTGGTAATCTTGTTGCGTTTGTTTTCATCATGCCTTCAGGAACTTCTTCCCTTAATATGTCTTTTATTCCTTTATTTACACCAGTTTCATATATTTCATCGTCAAATTTTTTAAATATTCCTGTTGCCGGATCAAATATTTCTAGTTTAGTTACTGTTGGTCCTGGTAATGCTTCTTTAAATAATCTATTCAACGCTCCAGTTGTTCCTATGCCAAGTGAATCTCTAAATGCTGCTGCATCAAAAAACTGTACACCTTCTTTATCTTTTATCGCTGCATCAAATGAATCTCTTATGTACACACCTAAACCATTTACATATCCACGGTCACCTACAATTCTTCTAAGTGCTTGTATTTCTTGTTTACTATTAAGATTGCCTGCTCTTGCAGATTTAATTACTGTATCCCATAAACCATGCGAAGCACGTGTCGTGCTTTCATTAAGTACAACACTAAATCCTCTTGTTGCAACTTCACCGCCAGCTGCTGCCTTGCCCACGTTAGTTCCGTACAACAATAAACCTGATGATACAAATTTATCGTACGCATCAAAAGCTTTTGCTACATCGGGGTATCCCATTCTTTCTATTGATGCCACATCATTTTCCCACGCTTTCATTAGTCTTGATATATCATCTGCGTAAGATGTTTCTGCCAGTGTTTTGTCTTTAAGTGGCGCTAGTAAATCGTTAATCTGTTCACGTAATCCTTTCATTTGGTATACGTCACGTAAACCGTGTGTTCTACCTTCGCCAACTGGTTTTATTATTTGGTTTTTTAAAACATTAATTAATTTATTACGAACTTCTGACGGTATAATATTACCAGATGGATCTCGTTGTAATTTTAAATCGTATTCTCTTAATGTTTGTTTAGCAACATTGACTAAATTTTCATCAGAAAAACCTTTGCCCATGCCTTCTGCAGCTTTAACAAAATCATCTTCTAATTTTTCTGCATGTGCAACAAATCCTCTATAGTTTCTAGATGATAAAACTGAAAAATCCTCTACCATTTCATCCAAGTGTGCATATGGTGCAAACGCACCAATCATTTTTCTCATGACACCATCAATGTAAAAGTCACTTTGTTTTGCCATGTTGTTTTTTATACTAATACCAAATATAGGAGCTGGTGATAACATCCCTGCTATTCTTCCTCCAAATGCTCCTCCAACACTTGTACGTGCAACCATCGTGCCACCTATTTCTGCAGCTTCAGGAAACCATTCGTTAGTGCCAGGCTTTATTGGATCACGTGGGCCAAGCCAATTAAATGCTTTGGAATTAGATAAACGAAATAAAAAATTACCTAGACCAAGTGGCATGTTATATGATAATTTTTCTTTTGGTTGTTTTAATCCGCTTGTTGCAACTTGATCAAGCTCACTCTGTGAAGGCATCCATCGTTCTAATATTCTTTGCTCACCTTCTAGTATTTCTTTACCACTAACAACTCCTGGTGCTTTACTAGGTTTTTGTTTAAACATACCAAATGGGGTACCCCCTATAGTTCTTCTTAAACCATAATATGCTGGTCTAAGCATAAAAAAACCTGCAGTTAATCCTGCATCCCATATTGCTGCACTTGTAGCATTTTTAACTCTTTCCATTTGTTCTGGTCTGTTGATACCTTTTGGTCCAAACGTTAATGCATCCGGCACAACTGATGCTAATGCTGCATCAACAAGACTAGCTTGTTGGTTGGGGTCACGCATGTATCCTTTTGCTTTACCGGCTCTGTCCATAAGATCTAACATACCTTCGTAACCATAATCTGCTACGCCAACAGCTAAAGCTCCTCCAGCAACTGCTCCCATAGATCTTGCAAGCCAGTTACCTTTTGATTTTGCAAATGACTTTGCTGCACCTTTTAAAAATTTATCTCTTACAAGTTTTTCACCTTTTACAGATCCTGCAATACCACCAGCAATATACATACTAGATTCTACTGCCGGATAAGGATTAGGATTGTTTGTAAATAATCCTATACCATCACGTAAATCTTGTACTTCAGGTGTTAGTATAACGTAATCATTTTCTGGTGTTAAACCTTCGTTAGCAAGTAAATCATTTGTTGCTTGTGTAGCTAGATCTAAAAATTTGTTATCACCTGTTGCTTCGTATTTAAGTTTTGCAGCATTTGCTATTTCTAATATGTCATCTCTTACACGGTCTCTTCTTTCGCGGTAATTTCTTGCGTTTGCTAATTCTGTTTTTCGTAATTCTTTGTCTGCCTTGGATTGTAAAATCCAGTTATCTTTTCCGTAACGCCATCCTGTTTTACCAAATGGTATGTTCCAAGCAGAACCAATTGCTGCCATAGGGACATCAAGAACTGTATCAATGGCTTGTCTGCCCTCCATTATTTTTTGTCTTTCTATTGACTGTGGAACTCCGCCTTCAGTTGTTTCTCCTGTAAATCCTTTCTCTGCTGTGTATGCAGTTTTGTGTTCGTAAAAAGGTCTTACGGCATCGTTAAAAGCTTGCGCTGAATTTTTAGGATTAGCCATTATTCAAGTTGCTCCAAGTAACTGTTTTTAATATCTTCACTACTTTGCTTGTTTTCATTGTGGTCAGCGTTTAAATTACCCCTTATAGAATTTGCATATGCACCGTACAATTCTGCACCTTCAATATCATGCTTAAAGAAATTTGATTTATCGTTATGTCTTAACATGTAATAAGAGTTAGCAAATTTACTTAAACCTTTAATTTCAAAATCATAAGGTGAATACGTTAATCCAAACTGTTGTGCTTTATCATAATCACTTGTCAACCCTGCACCTTCTAAAGCACCAGCCATGTTTCTAGATAGTTGGTTAAATATAAATGCATAGTTTTCTATTACTTGATTTGGATCAGTAGATGTTGTGCCT